CAATCTCGATGGGGCAAATCTCGCATGGGCACGCGTGGAGAGAGCAAGTCTTGCCCTAGCAATAAATGTCGATCCGTCGGGTGTGGTATATGTAGACCCCGTCGCACTGAGAGACGATTTGTTGGTTGTTGATGAGATAGGTGTGTGCCCAATATGCCACGAAGAGGGTGGTCCGGGGGTGCTCACAACCTGTGAGCACGAATTCCACGCATCGTGTTTGTTGGAGTGGAAGCGTACGGGTAGCGGCGGCTGCCCGATGTGCAGGGGGGAGGGTACATTTTTCGGTACGGTGCGAAAAGGTTCTAAATAAAAATAAAATCTTTGCGAATAGCAAAGCAAATAGCAAAGCAAAGCAAATGAACGCGGAAGAACTTGCAGAAGAAATCCTCGCAAATCCGCGCAGTGGCAGAAACCTCGCAGGGGCCAATCTCCACGGGGCCAATCTTGAAAGGGCCTGGCTCTACGGGGCCTATCTCCGCGGGGCCGATCTCTACGGTGCCAATCTCACAGGTGCCAATCTCCGCCAGGCCAATCTCACAGGGGGGGCCGATCTCCGCGTTGCCAATCTCCGCGGGGCCGATCTCACAGAGGCCGATCTCACGGGGTTGGTCTATCTCTACCGTGCCGATCTCCGCGAGGCCGATCTCCGCGGGGCCAATCTCCGCTTGGCCCAACTCCGCGAGGCCGATCTCCGCGAGGCCGATCTCCGCGGGGCCAATCTCCAAGGATCCAATCTCCGCAGGGCCGATCTCACAGGGGCCAGGCTCGAAGGGGCCTGGCTCACAGGGGCCTGGCTCGAAGGGGCCTTTCTCACAGGGGCCTTTCTCACAGGGGCCGATCTCACAGGGGCCGATCTCACAGGGGCCGATCTCACAGGGGCCGATCTCACAGGGGCCGATCTCACAGGGGCACGTGTGGAGAGAGCAAGACTTGCCCTAGCAATAGGTGTCAATCCGACGGGTGTGGTATATTTAGACCCCGTCGCACTGAGAGACGATTTGTTGGTTCTTGATGAGATAGGTGTGTGCCCAATATGCCACGATGAGGGTGGTCCGGGGGTGCTTACAACCTGTGAGCACGAATTCCACGCATCGTGTTTGTTGGAGTGGAAGAGTACGGGTCGTGGCGACTGCCCGATGTGCAGGGGGGAGGGTACTTTTTTTGGTACGGTGCGAAAAGGTTCTAAATAAAAATAAAATCTTCGCGAATAGCAAAGCAAATAGCAAAGCAAAGCAAATGAACGCGGAAGAAATCCGCGCAAATCCGCGCAATAGAAGGAATCTCGAAGGGGCCGATCTCGCAGGGGCCGATCTCTCAAATGCCTATCTCGAAGGGGCCAATCTCCTCTGGGCCTCGCTCATAGGTGCCGATCTCCGCGGGGCCTGGCTCACAGGGGCCAGGCTCACAGGGGCCTGGCTCACAGGGGCCGATCTCACAGAGGCCGAACTCGCGGGGGCCGATCTCTGCTGGGCCAATCTCACAGGGGCCAATCTCACAGGGGCCAATCTCACAGGGGCCAATCTCCGCGAGGCCATACTCGAAGAGGCCGATCTCTCAGGGGCCAATCTCACAGGGGGGGCCGATCTCACAGGGTGGGCCGATCTCCGCTGGGCCAATCTCACAGGGGCCAATCTCACAGGGGCCAATCTCGCAGGGGCCAGGCTCGAAGGGGCCAGGCTCGAAGGGGCACGTGTGGAAAGAGCAAGTCTTGCCCTAGCAATAGGTGTCAATCCGACGGGTGTGGTATATATAGGCGAGGAGGTAGCACTGAGAGACGATTTGTTGGTTGTTGATGAGATAGGTGTGTGCCCAATATGCCACGAAGAGGGTGGTCCGGGGGTGCTCACAACCTGTGAGCACGAATTCCACGCATCGTGTTTGTTGGAGTGGAAGAGTACGGGTCGTGGCGACTGCCCGATGTGCAGGGGGGAGGGTACATTTTTCGGTACGGTGCGAAAAGGTTCTAAATAAAAATAAAATCTTCGCTATTTTCAAAGCAAAGCAAATGAACGCTGAAGAACTTGCAGAAGAAATCCTCGCAAATCCGCAAATGGGAAGAATTCTCGAAGGGGCCTTACTCGAAAGGGCGGATCTCTCAAATGCCTATCTCGAAGGGGCCAATCTCCGCTGGGCCTCGCTCATAGGTGCCGATCTCCGCGGGGCCTGGCTCACAGGGGCCTGGTTCACAGGGGCCTGGCTCACAGGGGCCGATCTCACAGGGGCCGATCTCACAGAGGCCGAACTCGCGGGGGCCGATCTCGAAGGGGCCGATCTCACAGGGGCCGATCTCCGCGGGGCTGATCTCCAAGATGCCAATCTCCGCGGTGCCAATCTCACAGGGGCCGATCTCACAGGGGCCGATCTCGCAGGGGCCGATCTCGGAGGAGCCGATCTCCGCGGGGCCAATCTCCGTAGGGCCGATCTCCGCAGGGCCGATCTCACAGATGCTTTTTTCAACAGGACCTATCTCCTCCGCGAGACCGGGGCCAATCTCACAGGAGCCGTAGGTATCTATGACTGGATTTATTTGGAAAATAGACGGCGTATGTATCGTGAACCCGACCCAGAACCCTAGTGAACTCAATTAGCAATGTTTCCGTAGGCGACGCTTGGCGTCGTTTCATATTCGCAAGCCTGTATCCATCTTTTTCTGAGGAATTCTCTAGCCGATTCCGAGTCGAATATATTCGCAGTCTTAGTTTGTGAACCAATAGATACGGCTTCGCCGTATCCTTCGACGCGGAGCGTCGATTCGTTTACAAACTTGGTGTGCGATTCTGACCGTGCGTAGCTAGTTTTGCGCCTTATTTTTTTTTTCTTAGGTTTAGGTTCGATAAAGTCAACGAGTGAATCGATGCTCTCATCCCGAACGGAGTTCGAAGGTGTTTCCGTCCGGATCGCCGTAAATGTGGTGCTTGGGTGAAGTTCGGACTTGTCGATGGTTAGGTCAAAATCTGGGTAAAGGTCTACATTATCGAGTCCGTTTCTAGTTGGCCAAGAGGGTGTAGAATGGTAAATGACCTTGATGACGTCCTCGATGAAGTATGTTTTGAAAAGTGTTCCTATATATGAAAAGTTTTTTTTGAATATTTCTCTGTTAACGAGTGCGATTTCCGAAATAAACATCTCAATCACAAAAATTGATTTTTTAGTGCCCTTAATTTCTCTGGCAATGAGGCAGCACATCGTGGTGATCCTAATTTCCGGGGGTACATTTTTATATTTCTCAAATCTCTTGGTAATTGAGAAGGACTCATCGTTTACGAATGTCTTATGTGCCCTAACGCCCTTAATAGATCTTAGGAGATCAGGTTTATTGGCGGGGTTGTCGGGGTTATTCTCATGGGTAAACGAAGTCCTTAAGACTTGCATAAAATCAAGTCGATCATCCTCCATTTTTCCTTTTTCCTTTTTCTTTCGTTCCTAATACATACACAATAAATGAGCCAAATTCCTAAATAGATATGAAAATTTGCCTACTAAAAACTAAAAAAAATAAATTCGTTTTAAACCGAAAAAAAAATCCAATAGATAGGGTACAGTGGAAAAGATGGGTGGTGGTTTGATGCAGTTGGTAAAACGCGGCCAAGAATAGTCGGCTGCTTACTCTTCTAGGGAGTAAGGCAAACAGTGTAACCGGCTAGTGTTGTTGTAAAAAAAAAGTTTAAGGATTTGAGAAAACAAATAAAAAAGAAGGAAAAGAAGGAAAAGAAGGAAAAGAAGGAAAAGAAGGAAAAAAATGGAAAAGAAGGAAAAAAAAAATAAAAACAAGCAAGAGAAGCCAAAGAAGCCGAAGAAGGTGCACCCTAAGAAGTATATTTGCTACAACGAAGGGTGTATGGCTGAATTTCCGCAGTGGAAATTGGCCCGAGACCATATGGAAGAAAAACACGGAACAAAGGATCCTAAACTGAAGAGATCGATCATCTACTTGGACGCCAAGGGTGACCCCAAGGCGGCTCCGAAGGGGGCCCCAAAGATGGTTCCGTATCACACCAAACAACAATGCGACACGATCAAAATGCGGGAAACCCCTAAAGTTTTGGCTACCGCCTCCGACGCCGCAAGCGCCGAGGGGCACCGGGGTAACGACCTAGGGCAATTTGGACCCAACTGGGTACGTACATGGGGGGAGAGTGCTAAATTTCCGCACTTGCTAGGCGAAGCTGCCGGGTACGGCACCTTTGAAGTGAAGAGTCGATATGCTGAGCCAAGCAGTATGGACACACTACACGATGCGCCTATGTACAACCACCAGGGGTACGGCGCGCAACTGTCTACGCGACCGGCGCAGACTTTGATGGCGCCGAACCAATACGGTAACAACGCCAAAAATGTAACAATGGGCAATCCGCAGCAAAGCTTCCTTCGTCCTTCGGCGCCCGTTTGGGAGCCGCAAGGGAGAATGTTCAGAGACTAAACGGTTGTGGGCGTGCTGTGTGCACGCTTAAAATATAGTCCACCCTCTGCGGAAACGTAGGGGAATGGGCACCAACGCGCGTACGGTGCTTATCTTGGGCACCAACAGTCGGCTGCTTGTCCTCCTGGGCAAGATAAACAGTGAAACCGGCTAGTTTGTGCCATGTGCACAAGCAACATCATCAAATTGCGGGGACCCCCTGAGCGAACTAACGTTCGCCTGAATCGATTCAGAGTCTTAGCTACCGCCCTTGTATAGTAATATGCAAGGGCACCAGGGTAATGACCTAGGATAAGGTAATAACGCTAAGAATTGGGCAATCCGCAGCGAAGTTCTTCTTTAAATAGGTGAAAATCGTTCATCGACTAGACGGTGGTGGGCGTCAACGGAGTTGGCGCTTAAGATATAGTCAGTCCCCTAAGGAAACTTTGGGGTAGGGCAATGCCCAACGCAGGATATTTACCTTCATGTGAGGGTATAAAAGCAGACCGCAAAACGGTTATCTGCTAGTATCGACGCATAGTATACGACTTCGCGAAGATGCGACATTTTCAAATTGCGGGAATCCCCTTAGAGCTTTGACTACCGCCCTTATGTAGCAATACGTAAAGGGCACCGGGGTAATGACCTAGGGTAAGGTAAAAACGTCAAAGATTGGGCAATCCGCAGCGAAATTCTTCTTTAAATTGGAGAACAATGTTCAACGACTACAAAGGAAATGGGTCATAGAAGAATAACTTCATTGGCTTAAGATATAGTCTAGTCCCTTTTAAATACACTGAAAGGTGGGGTATAAACGTACAGGCAATCCTCAGATTACCTAAAGAATTGGGTATAAAAGTAATATGCTTAAACTAAGTGGATATGTTTAAGGGAAACATTTGTAGCTCCATGGTCGCAATGCGACAGCTCAATTACTAGTGACCCCTAGCGGGGTTGCAAGATTTTCAAAATGTTCGGGAAGTCCCTTAGAGATTTGACTACTACCTTTACGTAGTGATACGCAAAGAGTACCGGGGTAATGACCTAGGTCATAGTAAAAACGTCAAATATTGGGTAACCCGCAGCCAAGCATCTATTATGGGAATTATTTATTTAATCAAAAATTTACTAAACAACAAAACTTATGTGGGACAAACTAAGTGTGATTTAAATAAACGATGGAATGGTCATAAGTCTTCCTATGAACGTTATATTCGTGATAAAAATCATGGATGTTCTTGGGCACTTTATGGAGCAATTAAAAAGTATGGATTTGATAATTTCGCGCTAATTAACTTTAAACAAATCGAAGATAAATATTTAGATGAATATGAAACAAAATATATAAAAATACTCAATACAATGGTGCCAAATGGTTATAATATTAGAACAGGTGGTTCAACTGGAAAACATTGCTTAGAGAGTAGAGAAAAAATGAGAAAATCCAAATTAGGGGACAAAAATCATAATTATGGTAAACCAAGATCAGAATCGTTTAAAAAGTTAATAAGTGAAAAAAAAAGCGGCGAAAATCATCATTTTTTTAATAAAAAATTATCTGAAGAACATAAACAAAAATTATCAATCTCTCATAAAAATAATAAAAATGATATGCTCCCAATGTATATATCATACATAAATGAAAGACCTGCTCCACATTATTCCGGAGAAGGATATGTTGTTACAATTCCGGGTTTTAAAAAACATTTTACTTCCAAAAAACTAAGTATTGAACAAAAATTAAAAATGGCTAGTGATTACGCTAGTAGTATTAAACATAAATAGATGAAGGTTCAACGACTGGACGGAAATCGGTGCTTGGTCAAGTGCTTAAGGTACAGTCTAGTCCTTTAGGGAAACTTAAAGGTAGTAACGTTTTCAAGGTCACGGGAGTTGTCTCCTCCCAAGAAGGCTTTTAAAAGTAGCATACCCAAATAGAAATGGATATATTTGGGAAAAATAGTAAGAGATCCAAATTGCCGTCTATGACGGACTCAGCTGCTAGTACTTTTTACAGTGCGACACATTCTGGAGGCGGGAAACTCCTAAAGCTTGTGGTACTAAATTGCAAGTGAAAATTTGCAATGGCTCAGAAAAAAACTGAGGTATAGTAAAAATCCAAAAGATTGGACAATCCGCCACCGAGAACCTACTGGCGCCCCGACAAGTCAATGGTTCCGGCTCAACGATCGCTAAGATGTGGGTTTGAACGGATTAGTCATCCGTAATGATAACTTAAGGTACGATCTGACCCTGTGAGAAATCGCAGGGAGTAATCGCGTCTATCGCAGGCATACGAATTTTGCTATTGAGGCCATTGAACAAGTGTTCTCCGGCACGGCCGACTTCAATAGGAGTCCAAAAACAACCTGGCGTAGAACATGTAGACACTGTTCACGCGTAAACAGTTGGAATTCTACACTCAACATGGGTAATTCAGTTGTTAGTAACCGAGTTTGGTTGCAACATTTTCAAATTGCGGGAACATCCTAAAGTTCTAACTACCACTATTTCTGTGTAAACGGAAATTAGGACCACGGTTAATGGCCGTACCCAAAGGTAAAAATGTTAGAAATGTGTTTACAATGGATAATCCGCAGCGAAGTTTCCTAGTTTTATGACTTTAACTGGGAAGCGTGTTCAACGACTAAAAAGGAAATGGGTCGGAGCGAATTAGTCATTCGCGATGATGGCTTAAGATATAGTCTACTCCGTTAAAATAATCCGAAAGGATCGGTTCTATAGGCGGCCGCAAGGTTACGTGCACAGTTAGCCGTAACGGTGACCTCATTAACCAGATCTATTTACAGGTACAGTTCCCTGCGCTGAACAATGGCGTGAAAAGTAGCACACTAAAACATGCAGACACTGTTTTAGGCAAATGTTTAGGGTTCTGCGATCCGATACCTAGCTGCTAGTGTCTTTTTTTAAAAGACGCGATGTTTTCAAATTGCGGGAACATCCTAAAGCCTTGTTTTTGAATATCATAGTGATATTGGTATTTATTGGGTAATGCCCAATTAATTTAAAGTTATGATTGTATTATTTATTACGCGAAGCGTAATTGAAGATGGACGAAAACAAAAAACGACAAAGAAAGGAATATATGAAAAAATATCGTGAAAAAAATAAAGAAAAAATTAGTGAGAGTAAAAAAGAATATAATGAAAAAAATAAAGAAACTATTCAGATTCAGCGTAGTACGTTTCGTAAAGAAAATAAACTCAGACTTTCAGTAGTAAATAAAGAATATTATGAAAACAATAAAGATGATATAAAATTATATAAAAAACAATATAATTCTGAAAATAAACATAATATTAGTTTGAAAAAAAATTATATTATGAAGAAAATAAAGAAGACTTTTTAAAAAAATCAAGTGAATATTATTTTCAACATAAAAATGATCCTGAGTTTAAAAACAAAAGAAACAATCAAGTAAAAGAAAGAAAAAAAAGAGATGTAAATTTTAAAATATCTGGAAACTGTAGGACTCTAATATATAAATCGTTAGTTTCTAAAAACATTAAAAAAATTGAAAAAAGCATAGAATTAATGGGATGTTCGAAAGACTTTTTCATGAAATGGATTGAATGGAATTTTGATTCACACATGACTTGGAACAATTATGGGATCTACTGGGAGATAGATCATGTGAAACCTGTCTCATCATTTGATTTAACATTAAAATGTCAACGTCTTTTATGTTTTAACTGGAAAAATTGTAGACCTCTACAAAAAGAAGAGAATCAAAAAAAATTTAATAAAATAATTGAAAAAGATGTTGAAAATCAACAGTTAAAAGTTATAAAATACATTTCGTTAATATCTTCAATTAACAAAATTTCATAACAAATTAAAAAACAAGGATATATGGACAATCCGCAGCGAAGTTGCTCGCAATTACTAATTTTTTGTGAGTAGCGTGTTCAACGACTACAAAGGAAACAGACCGGAGCAAAGTAATTAATTGCGATGAAGGTTCAAGATATAGTCTAGACCGTTAAAATATCCCGAAAGGGACGGTACAATCGGTCCGTAAATAGCATCTACTCGCCCACTGCCCCCGTTGTCCCTAACAACGTCGCATGGACTAATAGTCTTGGGCACGCCTTAATTCGCCAGGTCACGATCGAGATCGGCGGTCAGAAGATCGACCAGCAGTATGGCATGTGGTTGGAAATATGGGATATAGACATTGTCCCAAAAAGTATTTTTCTAAAAGAAAATGCTAGTATATACGACAAAGCCGTATTCGATGCTCCGCATCGATGCAATGCGCATTTGGCGCAGTATGTATATGCGACATAACTAAATTGCGGGAAAATCTTGAAAAGAATCTTGAAAAGAATCTTAAAAAGTGTTTGCTACCACCCACAAATAGAAATATTAGTTGGGGAACACGGTTAATGGCCGTATCCAGGTGAACTTCGTTCACGATCAATCTACGATTGATCAGGTAAAAACGCAAACAATAGAGACAATCCGCAGCCAAGCTCCTAAATCCGCTAAAGCAAGGATAAGGAGAAGGTTCAACGACTAGACAGTTATGGGTCAGAGCAGATTAGCAATCTGTGTGGATGATCTAAGGTATAGTCTAGACCCACCTTATGGTGTTAAAGTACTCCGAGAGGAGGGGTATAATCGGAACTCACCCAGACCGCTGAGAAGCGCAACGGGTACAACCATATGATCGGAAAATATGCAACGAACGTAGGTTTAATCGGGAATGCTAGCAGCCCCCGTATTTACTACATTCCGCTCATGTTCTGGTTTTGTAATTCTATAGAACCGAAAAGTGTCACGCCTGTTGCGCACAGAGCTCCGCAACTGGGAAAACGTTTTGTTTCTCTGTTGAAAAATCAATATAACAGACACTAGTTTGTGTAATTATTACTATAATTAGGCACAAGCGACAAATTCAAATTGCGGGAAACTCCCGTGAGGCCCCTACTACCACTATTTCTGTGTAAATGGAAATTAGGACCACGGTTAATGGCCGTACCCAAAGGTAAAAACGTAGGGGTTAGGGACAATCCGCAGCCAAGCTTCTCCGCGAGAGAAGAAGGTTCAGAGACTAAATGGATTTGGGTGCGAGCCGACCTATGGTCGGCGCCGAACATACGTTCGGAGCGCTTAAGATATAGTCCACTCCCTTTTAAATACACTGAAAGGTGGGGTATTAAAGGAACAGAAACCCTGGGCTTTCGCTGCCGCTCATTGCGCTGCAGTATCATTAACTTATAGTGATAAAAAGTAATTTCGAGTAAAGAAGTTGCTAGTAACCAAACGGTTGCGACACATTCAAATTGCGGGAAACTCCTGTATGCCACTGCTACCACTGTTTCTGTGTAAATGGAAATTAGGAACACGGTTAATTGCCGTACCCAAAGGTAAAAACGTAGAGGTTAGGGACAATCCGCAGCCAAGCTTCCCCGCAGGGGAAGAAGGTTCAGAGACTAAACGGATGTGGGTGTGAGTTTTACTTACTAAAACAAGCACTTAAGATATAGTCCATCCCCTGTGCTAGCACAATAAATACGCCGAAAGGCGGGGTAGAAGAGGAAGTCAAGATCATCATGGATTTCCGCACGGCCGCGGAGCTCGTAGTAGGGCTCACGGCTGCCGGAAACCGCGATTTTGCGTCGAACACGACGTCGATTTACGATTCGTCGGGCGTCGTTCTGCAGTCCGCTGCTCTCTATGTCAATTACATCTATCTCGATACAGAAGAACGCTGGAAACAAATTTAAGAATAATTGTATGAAGAGCAATTTATTCTATAAACGTCAACGTTCAAAAGTAACAACACAAAACTGTTGCTAGTTTGTTAAAAATGGTTTAAATATATTAATGCAAGAATTAAAGGTATCGACGCTCTGCGTCGAAGGATACGGCTTTGCCGTATACCATTTTAACAAGCGACAAATTCAAATTGCGGGAACATCCTTAGCGTTCTAACTACCACCCTTTCGCGAAAGCGACAAGGGGACCACTGTTAATTGCAGTTCTCGGGTAAAAAGGTTGGGAATTGGATAATCCGCAGCCAAGCTTCCCTTGGGGAGAAGGTTCAACGACTAGACGGATTTGGGCGTTTCGGCGCTTAAGGTATAGTCTAAACCCTTTAAATACGTCGAAAGATGGGGTACTATTTGAGACGTTTCGCTCAGATGAGCCATAAGAATATTTGTGGTGAAAAGCAATACGATGCATATATGTGGACACTGTATGTATAAAACGTTTAGAATTCCACCTTAGATTCAATTGCTAGTATGTGTCGAATACATATGCAACATAATCAAATTGCGGGAACATCCTGTGATGCTTCTACTACCACCTATTCTGTGTAAGCTGAATGGGGAACACGGTTAACGGCCGTACCCAATGGTAAAAAAGTAGAGGATAGGGACAATCCGCAGCCAAGCTTTCCCCTGGGAAGAAGGTTCAGAGACTAAAAGGTTATGGGTACGAGCGCCTTCGAGCAGCGAGTGCTTAAGATATAGTCCAACCCGACTGTTGTCTTTTTAGAATAAACAGTGTTAAAGTTCTTCGAAAGAAGCGGTAAAAGTGGAGTATTTGATAGATCAGCTAAAAACTGAGGCTGAAAAAGCAGTAATTCAAATCTACTGCTAGTGTATTTTAAAAAAACTTTTAAAAAAATATGCGACAAAACCAAATTGCGGGAACACCCTTAGCGTCCTAACTACCACCCTTTCGCGAAAGCAGAAATGGGGACCACTGTTAATTGCAGTTCTCCGGTAAAAATGTTAGCGATGCTTTGCGTCGCGCGGTGCCTAAGGCACTGCAGGAATTGGGCAATCCGCAGCCAAGCTTCCCCGCAGGGGAAGAAGGTTCAGAGACTAAATGGTTTTGGGTGCGAGCGCCTTCGGGCAGCGAGCGCTTAAGATATAGTCCAAACCGTAAATAAGTATCCCGAAAGGGACGGTAAGGCGTAAAGCGCCTAGTCGGTTGGCTTCGCCACGGTCTCCGACCGATTCGGCGCAAAGCTCCGTACTAATTGTCAGTTCACCGGTGCGGAGTCGCTCCAGTTAGATCAAGTAGCGAACAAGATTCGGCTAAATATAGGTCGAAAATGCAATAGTTTCAAACCTATTGCAAGTAAATAGAATTCACGCGAAAATAAATTTAGAGAGAAGAAGTCATATGAATGTATATAATATGGACACTTTTGATTCAAGAAGGTGTAAAAAATGTAATATTATGAAAAACACGTCAGAATTTTATTCAAGAAATAGAAAAACAACTATTTATTTAAGCCCTGAGTGCATAACTTGCATTAAAATAGAAAGAAAAAATGTTTATGAAAATAATAAAGAACAAATTTTAAAACAATCCAAATTAAATTATCATAATAACAAAGAGCAGATTAATAATAAAAATAAAGAATGGAGAAAGCAAAATCCAGAAAAAAATAAAGAATGTGGAAAAAAATATTACGAAAAAAATAAACATAAAAAGCAAAATTATAATAAAATTTATTACGAAACAAATAAAGAAAAAATTATTACACAACACAAAGAATACATAATAAGAAATAAAGACAGAATTCGTGAATACTTTAGAAACTATGTAAGCAATAGATCAAAAAAGGATATAGATTTTAAAATAATGAGAAGGCTTCGTTCAAGACTAAATATGGCTTTAAATAAAGATAAAAATGAAAAAACTGTAAAATTAATTGGCTGTAGTATTATTTTTTTTAGAAATTGGATTGAATATCAATTTAATGAATTTATGAATTGGTCAAACTATGGGTCATATTGGAACATTGATCATGTTATTCCATGCGCCTCATTCGATTTAACAATAGTATCTGAACAATTTGAATGTTTTAATTGGAAAAATTGTAGACCACTTAAAAGTGAAGATAATATATCAAAAGGATCGTCCATTTTACAAAATGACATAGAAGAACAAGAATTTCGCGTAATAAATTATTTGCAACACATTCAAATTGCGGGAACGTCCTTAGCGTCCTAACTACCACCCAATCTGTGCAAGCGGAATGGGGACCACTGTTAATTGCAGTTCTCGGGTAAAAAGGTTAGCGAACTTCCAAACGGAGTTCGCGCGGTGCCTACGGCACTGCAGGAATTGGGCAATCCGCAGCCAAGCTTCCCCGCGGGGAAGAAGGTTCAACGACTAGACGGATGTGGGTACGATGCGGAGCACGCGGTGTTAAGCACCGTATGAGCTTCGGTGAATGCTTAAGGTATAGTCTAGACCCTGCAATCTTTGATTGCGTAAATACTTTGAAAGAAGGGGTACAAATCGAAACTTCAACCACCCGACGAAGGAGCTCGTCTGGGTCATCCAGCGGGATTAATTAAGTCCCTAAAAGTGTTTTTTCAAAGAAAATGCTAGTTACATCGACGCTCGCAAACGAAGTTTGCGCGGCTTTTTCGTATAGTAGCGACATGACTAAATTGCGGGGAGGTCCTTAGAGTCCTAACTACCACCATTTTTGTGCAAACTTAAATAGGGACCACTGTTAATTGCAGTTCTCGGGTAAAAAGGTTTGGAATTGGATAATCCGCAGCCAAGCTCCCTTGGGGGAGAAGGTTCAACGACTAGATAGTTATGGGTGCCCCGGCACTTAAGGTATAGTCTAGTCCCTGCAATCTCTGATTGCGTAAATACTCCGAAAGGAGGGGTAAAAACGAAGAACTTCACCGTAGGCACGGCCTACAATGACTGGTAAAATTGAGCCAGTAAGAGTCTAAAATAAAAATTTAGGCTAGTATAAAGTGATTATGCAACACATTCAAATTGCGGGGAACTCCTTAGCGAACTAACGTTCGCCTGAATCTATCGATTCAGAGTCCAAACTACCACCCAATCTGTGCAAGCGGAACGGGGACCACTGTTAATTGCAGTTCTCGGGTAAAAAGGTTTGGAATTGGATAATCCGCAGCCAAGCTTCCCCAGGGGAAGAAGGTTCAACGACTAGACGGATGTGGGCGTTTCGACGCTTAAGATATAGTCTAAACCCTTGTCGACTCTGTCGACGAATGTGTGCCGTAGGCACCGCATTCCAAATTCACCGAAAGGTGGGGTATAGAAAATTTCAGTTGAAGTTTTCGATTGTCAATTTCAGCGCCGCCCTTCCGGGCACGCCTGTCCCGTCGACTGCGGTCGACCTTATGGCGGATGCTAAACATCATGGCATCAAATGTAATGAATAAAAATCATTGCAAGTGAATAAGCAATATTTGCGACACAATCAAATTGCGGGAACCCCCTTAGCGAACTAACGTTCGCCTGAATCTCCTGGGATTCAGAGTCCTAACTACCACCCTTTCGCGAAAGCGACGAGGGGACCACTGTTAATTGCAGTTCTCGGGTAAAAAGGTTTGGAATTGGGCAATCCGCAGCCAAGCTTCTCCGCAGGAGAGAAGAAGGTTCAACGACTAGATGGTTGTGGGTGCTTGCACAGCAAGCGCTTAAGGTATAGTCTAAGCCCTTAAAATATTCTGAAAAGAAGGGTACAAACTGAAGATACTGCTGTTAGGCAGAGAATGTAATGATCAAATGTCATTGCAAGTGACCTGAAAGGTTGCAACAAGATCAAATTGCGGGAACTCCCTTAGCGTCCTAATTACCACCCTTTCGCGAAAGCAGAAATGGGGACCACTGTTAATTGCAGTTCTCCGGTAAAAAGATTAGCGAACTTCCGGACGGAGTTCGCGCGGTGTCGACGGCACTGCAGGAATTGGGAAATCCGCAGCCAAGCTCCTAAATTCGAAAGAATATGGAGAAGGTTCAACGACTAGACGGTTTTGGGCGCTTGCATAGCAAGCAGGCGCTTAAGGTATAGTCTACTCCCGTTAAATATTCCGAAAGGAAGGGTATAAAGGTAACGGCCACGACCGTTTCGCCGTACGGCCTCAAATCCTGTATGGGATCCCATATGGGTGGGGCCAAAAAGTATTGGTTCAAAGCCAATGCTAGTTTATTAATTTAAGAATTTGATTTTATTAATTTATATGATAGAATGAGCAAATTAATCAGTTGCCATGAGGGACATGCAGTCTGTAATTATAAGAATACGTTAAAAAATGACTATAAAGTGTGGGAAGATAAACTTGGAAAATACATAGAAATGTATACCAAAAATGGATCATTTTATTTCGACTATGAAGATTTTAAATATGTAACAACTTCTGGTGAAAACAAAATAACATGGAATATGCAAAAAAATAATACAGCAAATAATAGAGATGCATTTTATGTTAGAAGTAATATTAATGGAACTACAATTTGTTTGCATCAATATTTATTAGGTCATTATGGAAAAGGTTCGGCAAATATCACAGTTGATCATATAGACAGAAACCCATTAAATAATAGAAGACATAATTTAAGATTAGCTTCTAAGTCAGAACAGCGTTTCAATACATCTAAAGCTACACGTAGAAAAGACGCACATCCTTTACCAGAAGGAATCCCAACACTTCCTAAATATGTAGGATATACACGTTATAAAAGAAGAAACACGTTCATTGACTATTTTTTTATAAAACGTCATCCATCAAACATTAGATGGCAATCTACTTCATCACAGGATGTATCGGCATATGACAAATTTGAACAAACTATTGCAAAGTTAAATGAACTCGACAACTTAATTATTAAGCAACATGCTCAAATTGCGGGGACATCCTTAGAGTCCTAACTACCACCCAACTCCGTAAGGCACATGGGGACCACTGTTAATTGCAGTTCTCGGGTAAAAAGGTTTGGAATTGGATAATCCGCAGCCAAGCTCCCTTGGGGGAGAAGGTTCAACGACTAAATGGGTGTGGGCGCTTTGGCGCTTAAGATATAGTCTAGTCCCTGTGCTGGAGATGCCAGCGCAAGAAATACTCTGAAAAGAGGGGTATAAACGCAAACATATTTCCGTTTAATTTACTAGACGGTAAAAGTGTTGGTTCAAAGCCAATGCTAGTATTTTTTTAAAAAAAATGCAACATACCTTGTAACGGGAACCTCCTAAGCGAATCTTTATTGACGCCAATGCGTCAATGAATACGATTCAGAGCATTTACTACCACTTTTAGCCGAAAGGTAAAAAAGGACCACAGTTAACGACTGTTCTCGGGTAATAACGTAAATGATTGGACAATCCGTAGTGTGACTGCCTAAGTTTGTGACAAACAAATATGGTAGCCCTGCAACGACTGAACGGGTATGGGCGCTCCGGCGCTTAAGATACAGTCTAAACCGTTTAAATACTCCGAAAGGAGCGGTATTATTGTAGTACAGCCGTGGGAGTGCCACACTCGTATCCCCGAGAAGCACATCTACGTGTATTCATTCGGTCTTCGGCCGGAGGAACATTAATGGCAGTGTTCAAAAACAACCTGCCAACTGGCTGCCAGTTGGGTAAACAGTAAGTTGTTAGTGACTTTTTTTTAAAAGGTTGCGACATTTTCAAATTGCGGGAATCCCCTTATAGCTTAATAATACCGCCTTTAAATAGTAATATTTAAAGAGCACCAGGGTAATGACCTCGGGGGTAATAACGTATTAAGATTGGGCAATCCGCAGCCAAGCTTCTCCGCGAGAGAAGAAGGTTCAGAGACTAAATGGAAATGGGTACGACGCCGCCTATGGGCAGCGAGTGCTTAAGATATAGTCCACTCCCTGCAATCTTTGATTGCGTAAATACACTGAAAGGTGGGGTATAAAGGCAGCCGTCGGGCACTGTTAACATGAGTCGTATCGATAACGCTCAGTTAGTCTTTGATTTAACAAACCCTGCTCAGCTCCCTGCGCCCTCGTCGCAGTGGGTCGGCGCTAAACATCCCATGGCGCTAAAAGTAATGGTTCATACCCATTGCTAGTTTCAAAAAATTATTTTTAAAAAAGTTGAATAATGAGTATGAAGCAACACGTGTTGTTGCGGGAACCCCCTAAAGTTCTAACTACCACCCAAACTGTGTAAGCAGAATGGGGACCACTGTTAATTGCAGTTCTCGGTGAACTTCGTTCACGGTCAATCTTATATTGGCCTGGTAACAATGTTAGAAATTGGGCAATCCGCGGGTATTTTCCTCTGTTTCGTCACGCAAGAAACGAGGAAGACCGTCAACGACTGCTGGCACGTGGGCATGAGTGAGTTAGCACCTCACAGAGATTGCTTAAGGTACAGTCTAATCCCTACTTAAATATCTTGAAAAAGAGGGTAGTAAATGACGGGTCAGATAAAATTGTCTGAAAAAGTGTTGGTTCAAAGCCAATGCTAGTTTTTTTCTAAAAAGCAACAAATTCAAATTGCGGGAACTCCCTTAAACTTTAAACTACCACCCATTCTGTGCAAGCTGGATGGGGACCACTGTTAATTGCAGTTCTCCGGTAAAAACGTTTAAGATTGGGAAATCCGCAGCCAAGCTTCTAGTGTGAATAAAGTTCACGGTCAATCTTAGATTGAAAATAGAAGAAGGTTCAACGACTAGACGGATTTGGGCGATTGCAAGGCAATCGCTTAAGGTATAGTCTAAACCCTAATTAAGTACATCGAAAGATGGGGTATAATTGATCGATCTTCGCTACTTAGAAACATAGGTAGCTAAAGTGATGGACAAAATCCATTGCTAGTCTAAATTAAATTCCTTAAAAAGTTAAAAAAATAGGCAACATGTGTTGTTGCGGGGAACTCCTTAAGTTCTAACTACCACCCAAACTGTGTAAGCGGAATGGGGACCACTGTTAATTGCAGTTCTCGGTGAACTTCGTTCACGGTCAATCTTAGATTGGCCTGGTAACAATGTTAGAAATTGGACAATCCGCGGGTATTTTCCTCTGTTTCGTCATGCAAGAAACGAGGAGGACCGTCAACGACTGCTGGCACATGGGCATGAGTGAGCTAGCACCTCACAGAGATTGCTTAAGGTACAGTCTACTCCCTGCACGAACTTAATAATTCGCGCGTAAATATTCTGAAAAGAAGGGTAGAAAGGAACTACAACGTCTAAAAATACTAGGACTTAAAAGCAACCTGCCAATGCTGTGTGGACAAGCATTGGGCAAACAGTAAGTATTCCATCCGGATGTATACACATCGGTTATATACAGTTGCTAGTGATCTGTTTAGGTGTCCAACCACAATTTATTCTACTAACATGTTTAGCTGATATATTGTACATTTTAGCTATTTCAACTTGTGTTTTTGTTTTTAGCAATTCAATTATATTTTCTATGTCTTCGTCAGTTAATTTTCGTCTAACTGCAGATATTTTCAATTTAGTTTCATCTGACACTTTTCTTTTTCTATTTTTATTGGCTTCTGAAATTTTTTTATTATGAGATTCTGGTCTATTTTTAGCATAGTCACGCATCTTTTCGCGATGATTATCTGATTTGGGTTTACCCTTTTGCCATATACTCATTTTAATCTTAGTTTCATTTGATGGTTTGCAACCTTCTCCTCCTTTTGTTAAATTATATCCATTAGGGGACAGTGAATTGAAATGATTTATATAAAATTCTTCATATTCATTTAATTGCTCATCAGGAACAGAATCAATTTCGTAAATTTTAAAATTGTTTATTCCATGTTTACGAATTGAATTATTCAAAAAATGACATTGTCTTTTAGTATTTTGTCTAAGTTCACTTAAGTGTCCTTTCCATCTTAATTCAATAGTTCTTTCTGTTTTGCCAACGTATAATTTGTCGGTTATTAAATTTTGAATTGCATAAATAAACCCCATGTTTGTTTTAAATATTATGTGACATCTTTAAACATATTTGCGACACTGTCAAATTGTTCGGGAAATCCCTTAGAACCTATGCTACCGCTTTTGCGTAGTGATACGTAAAGAGCACCAGGGTAATGACCTCGGGTACGGTAATAACGCATAGGATTGGGTAACCCGCAGCCAAGGTGTTCCTCCGGGGACACTGCAGTTCAGAGGCCAAATGTCAGTGGGTACGAAGTCAGTTTCGGATTGACTGAGCGCTTAAGATATGGTCCATCCCTCTTTGGAAACTTAGGGGTAGAAGAGTACGTATTATGTCTGGTATAGAAAAAATCCGCCTGTACCAAATAGTCAGCCGCGCAATTGGTTATTTGCTTCACCAATTGTGATCAAACTGTATAAGAGCAAATCTATGTATAAAACTGGCTAGTATTTTATGGACGGCTAAGTCGTAAAATGCAACATACCTTGAAGCGGGGAACTCCTTAGCGTCTTTGGTACCACTTTTTTGTTGAAAAGCAAAAAAGGAACACAGCTAACAACTGTTCTCCGGTAACAATCCAAAGAATTGGACGATCCGCAGTGTGACTACCTAAATTCGAACATGACAGAATATGGTAGCCCTTCAACGACTGAACGGGTGTGGTGGGGAGCTGTAGTCAACAGCAATGAACCATTAAGATACAGTCTGGATTATAAAGAAATTTATGATACTAGTGAAACGGGGCGGTCTCGCTTTAATGAGAGTAGAGCTTAACAGCATCTTGCTTGTAATATTATTGGCTCTGTTACAAGAAAAACAATTAGTCTCCAATTATTTAGATAGACAGATGCTAGTATTCCCGCCTTGTGCGGTAGAATGCGACACAACCTGGATGCGGGGAACTCCTTAAGTTCATACTACCACCCTTTTGTCGAGAGGCACTGGGGGAACACGGTTAATTGCCGTACCCAATGGTAAAAATGTAAGCGAATTCCGAAAGGAGTTCGCGCGGTGTCGACGCTTGCAAACTTCGTTTGCGCCCGAACTTCGTTCGGCGTCGAGCGACACGACAAGGCGTGTCGACGGCACCGCAGAAATTGGACAATCCGCAGCTGAGAATCTTAAAAAGGTTCCGGTTCAACGACTGCAAAGGTGTGGGTGCGAGCGCTTAATAGGCCGCGAGCGCTTAAGGTACAGTCTGCCCCCATTGGAAACATTGGGGAGTTGGCGACTCCAACTAATTTGCCTACGGCAAATTTTCGTATTACATGCGTTGTTTGGCGCTTTGCGCGAAGCGCATTTTATGGCTATTCTACTAGCCCAAAAAGTAAAAAGTCAGAAAATCCCAGAAAACCACAAAAAACCCAAAAAACCTCGCTTGGTTCGGCAACCCACGGAAGGTCCCAATGCTTTGTAGGGAAGCGGCGGGGCCATTGCCGGGGGTTGTTGCGGCAGCTCCGGACGGGGCGAGACCACTGAATTCAAGGTTGATAAAGTCTGTTAGCCATCTTCACCAGAATGATGGCGGGGCCTTCCGGGGTTCTGAGTCACCTAGGGTATTTTCCAACTCACAGATTAAAAGTCGTAGCTGAATGGCGCGCACCAGCCCATCTCCGTATTGATACCTACACCCCTTCCACTGGGTCACTGGGTACAGCGTGAGATTCGGGGGCCATAGTTGGGGCAGTGGAATTGTAAGACCTTGGCTATTGTCGACTCATGTACGAGACGTACGTGTAATTTTTTTTTCCTGCGCGTTTTTTTCGTAAAGCCTCGCAGAAAAAAAATATATATATGTATAGTTAAATGGAGAGAACAACAAATACCATCGCGCCAATCGCCAAGTCGTGGGTTACACCATTAACAAATCAGCAAATTCTTGAAAGATATAGAGGTAATATTAGCTTTAAAAATCAAAATCTCCGCGGGGCCAATCTCGAAGAGGCCACTCTCACAGGGGCCAAACTCGAAGGGGCCAAACTCGAAGGGGCCCATCTCCGCGGGGCCCATCTCGAAGGGGCCCATCTCGAAGGGGCCCATCTCCGCGGGGCCGATCTCGAAGGGGCCCATCTCCGCGGGGCCTATCTCCAAAGGGCACATCTTGACGAAGCGCCAAACGGACCGACCGTACTCACAAGAGCCAATCTCAGATGGGCCGATCTCACAGGGGCCGTACTCACAGGGGCCGTACTCACAGGAGCCAATCTCGAAGGGGCCGATCTCACAGAAGCCAATCTCGAAGGGGCCGATATCAAAGGAGCCAATTTCGAAGGGGCCATTGTTAAAGATATTAAACTGGAGAATGTGAAAAATCTGGAAAAAGCGAAGAATCTACATTTAAATAGAAAAGTGGTGAAAAACGATAAAGAAATGACAATTATTATAGAATCACATGGATCTTCTACTTCAAAGTTCTTTCTTGTTCCAGACAACGTAAAAATTAATACAAAGTCTGATGTTGGCACTGTATGTGCTTATGATTTTTTTAAATCTAAAAATTTTATTTTATATGATCTTGATTGGATTAAACACAGTAAAGGAAATATAATACCGGACTTTTCATTGAATACTCAGGGTGTTGGAAGCTTAGGTAAATTTGGTATTTATGTACTAAAGGGAGGACCACTTACTTGTGATAATTATGAATTCATAAATGATATGAATAATATGAATTATGGACCGAAGAAGAATATCACATGTGAAGATAACAATGACGATTTTCTAAGAATAACTTTTGATAAAATATTATTATCAGATTTAATAAAAGGTTTAAAAAAAAAATTTCCAGAATATGTAAAAATAAACATATACGATATTTCTTGCAATGCGCTTGATTTGGTTTCAGCGAAACAAATACAATGTTTCAATTTAACAGGTGATTTATCTAAAAAAACAACTCCCACCGAAACAGTAACAACGTTTGAAGATGGTGGCCGCCTTAAAAGGCTTAGCTTTATTACCGCGGCACCATATGAACACTTTATTAAAAAAGAGGATGACTCAATTGAATATAGAACAGACCATACTAAAGACCAAGATTTTTCGGCTTTTAGGGAGTACGATTATTCGAAAGAAATCGAAGAGAATATTATAAATAAAAGCTTATTGACCGAAGGAGGCAAAGAAAAAATGGAGGAAATGCTTACAGAGACATTTAATATGAAGGATGTGTGTTTTTTACTTGTTTGTGTTTATTTATTTGTTGAAAATAAAGGAAATGAAAAAAAATTATTTGACGAGATCGAAGCGAATACAGAAGAACAGAAAAAATACAAAGCTGAAATTGGAAAATTTTTTACATTTACAAATAATATTAAATTTGGCCGTCGCCGATCGCAACGCAAAATAAAACGCCGTATCGACGCGAAGCGTCGAAGCATACGGCGAAGCCGTATCGACGCGAAGCGTCGAAGCATACGGCGAAGCCGTATCGACGCGAAGCGTCGAAGCATACGGCGAAGCCGTATGACCTCTGGTCAACGCGACGCGAAGCGTCGGCTGCGTTCTATAAAGAAGCGTGGTGTTTCAACATAATTTTTGAATGAATTAATTAAGGGCCGTCGACTCATGTACGAGACGTACGTGTAATTTTTTTCCCTGCGCGTTTTTTCGTAAAGCCTCGCAGAAATAAAACATATATGTATAGGCTTTCTTAGAGTTACTTCGTAAATAAAATGTTTACTTAACATAAATATATGTCTACAACATTATTTAAAATATTTAGATGTTGGGGGGGACGTAAAAACGTAAATGATAATATGGATTTATATGAAATGGACGAGGGTGATGATGCGGAAACATGTCCTTCAACTTACAGAATTGAAGATAGTTGTAATAAAGTAGATGCAAACAGAACAGAAGTAAATAAAAAAATAAATATTGATAATCGTATAGATTTCATAAAGAAGTTATACAAACAATTAATAATTGTATTAAAAAGTAATCCTTATTATCTTATCAAAGTCTTTGTTTTTGAATTGGATTTATCGGAAGAAGAAATTGAAAGTGTAAGAAATAACATAATAAACAGTGATGAAACATTATTAAAGGGTCCTTCGTCAAATGAAGTAGGAAGAATATATAATATAATTGATTTAATTAATAAATTGAGAAATTCTTATGCGTCAGATGTTCTAAACTTTACAAATAGCATAAATATTCGTAAATCCGCAATGTATGGTGGTAATAATTTTTTACAGTCCATTACACACCCATGTAACCAAAACATACCATCTTTTCAAAATTTTTTTAGAACTTACTACGGTAAAGAAAACATTAATGACTGTATTAATATGTTCATATACGTACCCTTATATTACAACTCAATAAGTAATAAGATATCATTTTTTACACAATATTTTCAGCCTTTATTTTTTTATGGACTTGATATATTGTTAGCAAAATATGAAAAAGAATTATATGATCTAGGTATTTCTAAAAATTCACAAACAGACGAAAATAATAAAAAAATTATACTTGGAAAGATAGGATACGATTTGGATCTTCTCAAAAGAAGTATAAATGTTTCATACAAAGATGTGTATGATAATGTCAAAATTGGTTCAAAAATTGAGAAGAAAATTGATGATTCACAAAAAAGATTAAAACAGATGATATTTAATCATTATCTAATAAAGACTAACACAATTGAAGGAGTTATTGTTGATGAAAAAGAACTATATGGAAATTCAGATCTTTGTAATCAACCATATATATATGACAGGCTTGATGATGAATATAAGAAATATTGGGAATTACAATTATCTTCATTTCAATATGACAAGAATGAAACGCCTATTAGTAAAATAGGTGACCTGGAAAAATGCGAGGATGTTCGAAAAGAAATAGATATATTATTAGGGACCAACCCAATCAAATACGGAAAAGTAAAGTCTAAAAAAAAGCGGGCGAAAAAGTCTCGGATGAGAAAATCAATGACGCGACAAACGCGCAGATTGGCGCGGAGCAAGAAAAAGCTATCTCTTGCGAAGCGTCGATCTTCTATTTTTTATACGCCTACTTGATTTGCGTTTTTTGAGGATTACGCGCGATTTTCTGCGTAAAGTTCCATATTTGTTATTTTTTAGTGTCTCGAAAAAATCACTTTCTTTATATTCTGTATAAAACTTCCATTTTTTAGATGCTTGGGGTTGATTTTTTTCCTTCTTTTCCTTCTTTTTAAACTCTTCCTTTTGTTCTTCTGACAATCCTGTTCCTGCTTCTATAATGCCTCTTTTTTCTAGTTCTTTTTGAAGGTTTATCACAAGATCTTGATTGATTCTTGGATCTTTTTCTTTTTTTTCTTTTTTTTTGGAACCTGTATTTTCCAATTTTTCTTCTTGTTCTTGGTTAGAAACATTGTCATATATATCATTCATTGAAGTTATTTCGGATTTAAGTAATTGTTTAAGTTCACCTAAGCCCCCGTATAAATACGGTTTAGGTGAGTTTTCATTAAAAACATTGTCTTTTAAAATATTTTGAATGTTAGGATTTCGACTTTGAATATTTAAAAAAGTTAAAAGCTTAAGAATTTTTTCATCTGATTCTGTTTTTTCTTCTTTGTTATTTAAAGAATCTTTTGTGTCTAAGAGAACACGTTTTAGCGTGGGGACTGTTGATGAAACCGATTCTTCTTCGTTTGGTTTCTCTTTTATTTGACTTTCTATGTAGATCTTAAATTGTTGTTTATCTTCATCTGATTTTTTATTCCATAATTCATTTATTTTGAAAACTAGGTAATATAATGCTTTTTCAGTTTTATTACCCTCCTTTGATAATAATTGTTCATAATTTTCAGAAATTGTCCTATTTTTATATGCAATTAATTGTCCAAATTCTTTGTTATCGAGCCATTTTTTTTCTTCTCCCAAATTGTTTATAAATTCATCCCATGCTTTCTGTTTATTTTTTTTAGCTGTGATTGACAAATCTTCGCTAAAAGTGTAGTAATGTGGAATATCTCCAGTTTGTATATTTATTTGATACTTTACACCGTCACCAATAGTTTTTCGTCTTTTTTCAAATTCACTATTTACAATTTTTTTACGTTTTTCTTTAATTCTTTCATTATTTACAATTTCTGGGTTACCTTCTTTGTCAGTTGTAATATAATTTTCAGAGTAAAGTTGATTATATATATTTTTTAGCGAATCCAGGAAATAATTTAATCTCTTAAGTTTTCTTTCAAACATTTCTATATCATTTTCACATTTATTTTTGATATCGCCGGGTTTAAGTTTTTTTTCTTCAAATTTGTCATAAATTTTTATAGATTGCTTATAAATTCTACTAAGTGGTTCATAATCTTTCTTGTATTTCTTTTTTATTTTGTCGGCGTTTCCTGTGTTGTTGAAATCAACATAATCAACATACAACTCTTTAAAATCATCCCCATATGTGTACTTTTTTTTATTTTCTTCTATTTCTAATCTTGAATAAATAACTTTAATAACCGAAATATTAAACTCGTAATAATTTTTTTTAACAAACTTTAAGAAATTTATATACGCATCCAAATTAATTTGTCTACTCGATATTATATTTGGAATATATTCTTCCCTAATCTTATCGCAAGGGCTCTTTTTCTCGTCGTCCTTTAACATATCATCAAGTACATCTTTTTCAAGTTTATAAGAAATATTATTAGCTGCGGTATCTTGTTTGACATCTAATACACTTTCTATTAAATCGTCAGATAAACTTAGAACCCCGTTACAATTTTCTTTTTTTTTACCGGCCAAACGACCAAGACTCTTGCGGAGATTGAGGAGGGCATTCATGTCTATTTGTATTATCAAATATTTTAAATTAATTAATTTTTTGATTAATTAATCTCTTGATTAATTAATTAGAAAATAAATGGGTGCGGTGTTAGTTCTTCCGCTTATTTTAGTGCCGGTAATAATTGTTTGTTCTATAATAGGTATAATATTGGGAATATATTTTGCTAGGCGTTCAAAGGGTTGGGCCATTTTAAAATTCCTAGGTGGTTTATTTATTGGACTCTTCTTGGCATTCTTAATTCTATTGGCAGTTGGATTGTCATTAAATTAAAAATATATGCTATATATATTACGCTTCGCGTGGTTTCGCCACTTCCATGTATATGTTTTGCCATATATTCAATGTTGTTTTGCTATTAATTGCACAGACTCTTGGCTCGGCAGCCGAATGTGGTGTGCCTTCGGCAGTCCGGGAATGTGTTCAATCGGACGGTCTTCATTTTTTGTTTGTAGGTAATAGTTTTACGTCTGTTAATAATTTACCGGGGATGTTTGCAAAGATGGCTGTTGCAGGTGGGTATCGTGGAGATACGTATTTTTCAGGGTTTGGTTCTGCGACGTTTCGGACGCACTATTTGGATCCTAAATTGCCGTTTTATGTGAATATGAGCTTTGCGCTGCCTAAAGGGCAATCTTCTAAGTGGGATGCTATCATAATGCAGGAGCAATCGATGTTTCTTTCGCAAGCGCCTTCTGTATATAAGCAAAATTCGGTTCCATGGGCGATCAAGTTGTATAATATGTTTGCGAATGCGACCACAAAGGTTCTATTATATGAGACGTGGGGCTATAAGAATGGCAATCCATCTGCAATGACGGGGTTAGACGATGATTATTACAAGATGCAAAACAGGCTGTGGGGTGGGTATAATTATACGATGCAAAGCATTGCGTCGTCCGAAGGCTCGACGTTTTTCCGCACACCAGTTGACATTGTCCCTGTAGGGCAAGCGTGGGCAGTCGCACAAAAAAAGTTACCAAAACGTATGTGGCAACAAGACGGGATGCATCCTCAGCCTAGTGGTACGTATTTGGCCGCGTGTGTATTCTATGCCAAGTATTTTAATCGATCCCCGGTAGGTAACAAGTATGTTCCAAAAGGTGTTACTGCTAAGAATGCAAAGTTGTTGCAGAAAATTGCGGCCGATACGGTTAGCACATTATTAAGAAAATGAAAATAATATATATATATATATTGGCGCTTCGCGCAAATTAAATCTTTGATTATTCTTATATAAGAATAATAATCGAAATATGAATGCTGAATTATTAGATGCGGTGAGAGAAAACAGGGCGGCTGATGTTCGACGGTTGTTGAGAAATGGTGCAGATGCGAATGTTCATAATATTTTTGCAGAAACTCCGTTAATGTTCGCTGCGCGTAATGGCAATGTGACTATTATGCTTATGCTTATGAATAGGGGGGCGCGCCTAGAGGACGAAGATAGGACTGGGAGTACAGCATTAATATGGGCAGCGTTTGGATTATCGGCAGATGCGTTGCAGTTATTGATTGAGAGAAATGCGAATGTGAATAAAATAGATGATCGCGGATTTGGCGCAATTGAATGGGTGATAGCAAGAGATGGATTAAATTTATTTCATGATGCGCCAGGATTGCATGCAATCCAAGAATTAATTCTTGGCGGTGCAAGTTTTAATAATGTAAGTAAGCGTCATTTGCTAATTATATATAGCCGTAGTGGCGAAGATGTTCGTCAGATAATAGACGATTCTGGTAGAGAGTTGTGGATTGAGCCGGAAATGGAGGATTTTTAAAAAAATTAAATCTTTGATTTAATTAACAAATGGACATGGACGAAGCATTAGTTGGTGCCGCCGATCGGGGGGATCTCCAAGCGGTCCGAGAACTTCTCGCAGCGGGCGCAGATCCTAATGAAGGGGCTGATGGTCTTCCCCCGCTCTATCTTGCCATCATGAGCTCTAAAGAGAACAGACGCGCTATTATCCTAGAACTTCTTGATGCGGGCGCGGATCCGAATTTTGTACGGGTTTATGGTGACAATCGTACGACCGTTCTCGGGATTGCCACCGGACAGGACGAACTTGATCTGGTCCAAGAACTTCTCGCAGCGGGCGCGGATCCGAATGCAGGTGACACCATGTTTACAGCCATTGAGACGGATGGGCCCAACCATCTCGCTATTCTCCGAGAACTTCTCGCAGCGAATGGGGATCCGAATAAACGTAAACGTCATGGTAACTTTTTATTAATTAATGCCGTTGCCGCTGAAGAGGGGGCGCGTCTCACCGTGATCCAAGAACTTCTCGCAGCGGGCGCGGATCCTAATATGCGCGATAGACTCGGCGCCACCGCGCTCACTGTGGCCGGTATATGGAGGAATGTACCTGTGATCCGAGAACTTCTCGAATGGGGTGCGGATCCTACCTTGGAGGACAATTATGACAATTATGGTAGGACGCCGCTTCGATTCCCGGCGGTGCAACAAGCGTGGCAGGAGAGGTTAGCGGCTCAGCGTGGACTGGATGAGTTTAGTACGAGACACAATCTTCCACCCCGCTTTTCTGAACAAGTTTTTCGGAATCTTTATCGTAGTCGAAAAAATAAAATCTTTTGATTTAATTAACAAATGGACATGGACGAAGCATTATTTGGTGCCGCCGATCGGGGGGATCTCCAAGCGGTCCGAGAACTTCTCGCAGCGGGCGCGGATCCTAATGCAGCGGTTCATGGTAATACCGCACTCTTTATTGCCGCCCTACGAGACAATCTCCTTGTGGTCCAAGAACTTCTCGCAGCGGGCGCGGATCCTAATGCAACGGTTGATGGTAATACCGCACTCTTAAGTGCCGCTGGTCAGGGGCGTCTCCCCGTGGTCCAAGCACTTCTCGCAGCGGGCGCGGATCCGAATGTATTCGAAGAAGAATTCGAAGGTGAGACCATACTCCATGCAGCCGCATACAGTGACGGGCCCGACTATCTCGAAGTGGTCCAAGCACTTCTCGCAGCGGGCGCGGATCCGAATATACGTGGTGGGGGGGGTGAAATCGCGCTCTATGGGGGTGGCCGTCCCCCAGTGGTCCGAGAACTTCTTGCAGCGGGCGCGAATCCTAATATACGCGGAATATTTGGCATGACCGCGCTCCTTGGTGCCGCTATGGATGGCGATGTCCCCGTGATCCGAGAACTTATCGCATGGGGTGCGGATCCTACTTTGGCGGACGTTCACGGTAGGACGCCGCTTGACTACCCGGTGGTGCAACAAGCGTTTCGGAACTATGAGCCGGAAGCTGAAGATTTAATTTAACGCGCGAACCAAATTGCTTCGCATTTATTTTGTTGCCTAAGACTACCCGAAGTTTATGATATGGTTTACCGGAATCTTTATCGTCGTTGACAAAAAAAATCTTTGGTTTAATTAATAGAATGAATGACGAAGCATTGATTGGTGCTGTCGATGAGGGGGATCTCCAAGCGGTCCGGGAACTTCTCGCAGCAGGCGCGGATCCTAATGCAATGGATAATAGTGGTTTTACCGCGCTATATATTGCTGCTAGTGAGAAGCATCTCGAAGTGGTCCGGGAACTTCTCGCAGCAGGCGCGGATCCTAATGCAATGGATAATAATGGTTTTACCGCGCTATATATTGCTGCTAGTGAGGAGCATCTCGAAGTGGTCCAAGAACTTCTCGCAGCGGGCGCGGATCCTAATATGCGCGATAGAATCGGCTTCACCGCGCTCTATATTGCCGCCGATCGAGGCAATTTCGCTATTGTCCGAGAACTTCTCGCAGCGGGCTCGAATCCTAATGCAAGTCCCAGGATAATACGTGCGGCCGTTCAGTCCGGTAATATTCTTGTGGTCCGAGCACTTCTCTCAGCGGGCTTGGATCCTAATATGCCCGGATTATACGGCAAGACCGCGCTCCATAGTGCCGTTATTGATGGCAATCTCCCCGTTATCCGAGAACTTCTCGCAGCGGGCGCGGATCCTAATATACGCGATAGAGGCGGCGCCACCGCGCTCCTTAATGCCGCTATGCATGGCAATGTCCCCGTGATCCGAGAACTTATCGAGTGGGGTGCGGATCCTACCTTGGCGGACAATCGTGATAGGACGCCGCTTGACTACCCGGCGGTGCAACAAGCGTGGCAGGAGAGGTTAGCGGCTCAGCGTGGACTGGATGAGTTTAGTACGAGACACAATCTTCCACCCGGCTTTTCTGAACAAGTTTTTCGGATTCTTTATCCAAGTTGAAAAATATATATATATGTATATATATATATATATAAATTGCGAATGATCGACGTTGAAAAAAAATAAAATCTTTGATTTAATTAATTAACAAGTTAAATTAACAAGTTAATTAAATCTTTGATTTAATTAACAAATGGACATGAACGACGAAGAATTAGTTTTTGCCGCTGGTGAGGGGGATCTCCAAGCGGTCCGGGAACTTCTCGCAGCGGGCGCAGATCCGAATTTATATGACGGTAATTGGAATGCACTTACTGCAAGTTCCAAGGAAGGTCATCTCGAAGTGGTCCAAGAACTTCTCGCAGCGGGCGCGGATCCGGATGCAACGGTTCGTGGTAATACAGCACTCGTAAGTGTCTTAAGTGTCGCTGATGTTGAGGAGCGTCTCCCCGTGGTCCGAGCACTTCTCTCAGCGGGCGCGGATCCTAATATACCCGGAATTTACGGCCAGACCGCGCTCTGGCTTGCCATTCGAAATGGCGAACTTGATATTGTCCTAGAACTTCTCGCAGCGGGCGCGGATCCTAATATACCCGGATTTTACGGCCAGACCGCGCTCCATAGTGCCGTTATTGATGGCAATCTCCCCGTGGTCCGAGAACTTCTCGCAGCGGGTGCGGATCCGAATGCAACAACGGTTCGTGGTAATACCGTACTCTTAAGTGCCGCTATGCGCGCTATGCGTGGCGATGTCCCCATGATCCAAGAACTTATCGCATGGGGTGCGGATCCTACCTTGGCGGACGATCTTGGGAGGATGCCGCTTGACTACCCGGCGGTGCAACGAGCGTGGCAGGAGAGGTTAGCGGCTGAGCGTGGTCTGGATGAGTTTAGTACGAGACACAATCTTCCACCCGGCTTTTCTGAACAAGTTTTTCGGAATCTTTATCTTGATCGACGTTGAAAAAAATCTTTGATTTAGTTAATTAACAAATAGAATGAATGACGAAGAATTAATGACTGACGAAGAATTAATGAATGACGAAGTGAATGACGAAGTGAATGGCGAAGAAATAGTTTTTGCCGCCGTTCGGGGTGATCTCCAAGCGGTCCGGGAACTTCTCGAAGCAGGCGCGGATCCGAATGTAATGAATAATGGTAATACCGCGCTATATATTGCTGCTGGTGAGGAGCATCTCGAAATGGTCCAAGAACTTCTCGCAGCGGGCGCGTATCCGAATGCAATAGTTGGTGGTGTTACCGCGCTCTATATTGCCTCCGTTCGGGGCAATCTCGATATTGTCCAAGAACTTCTCGCATGGGGCTCGAATCCTAATGCAAGTCCCGCGATAATAATTGCGGCCGCTCAGTCTGGCAATGATCTTGTGGTCAGAGAACTTCTCGCAGCGGGCGCGGATCCAAACATACCCGGAGCATACGGCATGACCGCGCTTCTTTACGCCGCTATATTTTTCATAGATGGCGATGTCCCCGTGATCCGAGAACTTATCGCATGGGGTGCGGATCCTACCTTGGCGGACGATCTTGGTAGGACGCCGCTTGACTACCCGGTGGTGCAACAAGCGTGGCAGGAGAGGTTAGCGGCTGAGCGTGGCCTGAATGAGTATAGTACGAGACACAATCTTCCATCTGGCTTTTCTGAACAAGTTTTTCGGATTCTTTATCCACGTTGAAAAATATAAAATCTTTGGTTTAATTAATTTAACGCGCGAACCAAATTGCTTCGCATTTATTTTGTTGCTTAAGACTACCCGAAGTTTCTGATATGGTTTACAGGAATCTTTATCGTAGTTGAAAAAATAAAATCTTTTGATTTAATTAACAAATGGACATGAACGACTATGAATTAGTTTTTGCCGCCGATCGGGGGGATCTCCAAGCGGTCCGAGAACTTCTCGCAGCGGGCGCAGATCCGAATTCAAATGACGGTGATTGGAATGCACTTACTGCAAGTTCCATGAGAGGTCAT